TTCAGCAGCACGCCGCCGACGCGGTCAAACTCGGGGAAATTGTAGTGACGACGCCCTCGCATCGGGCCGGCTAAATACACGGTTTTCATTGAGTAGGTTCCTGCCTATCGTTTTGAGGTTCAAAAATATTCAGCAATTTATAAGCCACCACTTCGGCCACCTGCGGAACTATGGCGTTTCCGAGGCATCTAAGGCGGTCCACTCGCTTGGGAACCCCATGAGCCACTCGACCCACGTCGGGTTCAGTTGCCCACCAGTCGGCGAAGGCGAGTCGTACTCGTTGGATTTCGTCGCTCCCCGCTCGGCTGCGTAGTCCAAGCGGTCTCGAAGGCTGCCCGTCTTGCCCGCGCCCTTCCCGTCTGTCGCTGTTGGTGTCGGGAACAGTTTCACCACCATCCCTAAGTCCACATTCTTGCCCCGCTCCAATTCCCGCCTGGACCCTTCCTCTGTCCGGCTTCCCTTTGTGCCGTCCGTGCTTCTTGGTGTCGGCCACATTGCTACAGATTGCTCTAGTTTGGAAGGAATCGTTCTTCCGGTTTTGCTCAGATGCTTTTTGACTTGCTCTAGTGTCGGAAGCGACTCCCTGCACATCGCTTCCGCGGCACGAGGTGTTGGCCACATCGCCGCTCGGCAACTGGGCCACTTCTGCATGCTCGGCGAAAGCTGATTCGCCGTTGCGGTAGGCGAGAATAAAAACCCTGTCCCTGATATGCGGCGCACCAACGGCGGCAGCTGGTATGCAATGCCATTCACCATCAAACCCGAACGAGGCCAGCGTCCCGAGAACTCGGTCCAGTCCCCGAGTAAGCAGCCCTGCCACGTTTTCCAACACCACAGCTCGGGGTCGTAATTCGCAAACCAAGCGAATGGCCTCGAAGAAAAGCCCGCTTCTGGCTCCCTCAAGTCCTGCCCCTTTCCCGGCGTAGGAAATGTCCTGACAGGGAAAGCCGCCGATGATGCAATCGACCCGCTCAAGATTGTGCCTTCCGCACTGCCGGATGTCTCGCTCGCGGTGCACGTCTGGCCAGTGTCGCTTAAGGATTTTGGTTGCGTAGTCATCGATTTCTACCTGCCACTTCGTTTCAAACTTTCCGGTGCGCTCAAAACCAAGCTCGAACCCGCCAATCCCCGAAAACAGACTGCCTATCGTGTACATGCGACACCTCGAAACGATTCACTGGGCAACACCGCAAATCCGCGGTCCACGCCCGCCAATCCGTCTACGACATGGATGCCGACGCCGTCGAGCCAAGCCACAGCTACGATTCCCGGCTTCCCTGAAAATCGCCCTAAGTCCAGTAGCCTCATGTACTTACGTCGATTGACCCGCACGGCCGCCAGCGCCGCTATCGGCGCTTTGACTCGCATTGACTCCGCCCAGCAAATCAGGCAATCGTCGTGAAACAGTGCCGACTCCACGCCGTAAGACCACGGCAGTCGCCTGACCGTGACGCGGTCGGAAAAGGCCTGGGCAACGTACTGCTCGGCGGCTGACTCCATTGCACTAGACTCCTTGGGCTGGCAACTTAACATAGGCTGCGCCCTATTTTCAATCCCCAGCAAAAATAATTTTTTTTCACTGCCCCTATTGCGTTTTGTCTGACGATATAGGATGCTACCTATCTGTGGTTTTTTGTTGTTTTGCAAGGAGAAACAAAAATGAATTTGAAAACTAGGACTATGTTTCAAGACACATTGGCTGCTTTTAAGAAATGCCGCGAAGCAATTGAAGGGCTTTGCAACGACCCAGCAGCCAACCCTTTGAGCGATGCCGAGTGCAAGGCTGCTCAGCAGTTGGCTGACGAAGCCGCCCGCTTCTTGACCGCTTTGGCGGAATATGACGACACATCCGTCAGCGAAATGCTTGAAAACGACTCGCAGGCGGGCGTGGTGTGGACGCTGAACTCTAACGTTGAAGCGTTCGTGCAATCCGACTAAGCAAAATAGGTTCGTGCCTACGGTTTTGATTTTTACCATTTACAAGGAGATGTGATATGACGACAGCAGATTTAGCGACCAGACCCTCTAGTATGGCCGGTTATCACCGCCAGCGGGTGATTGCCGAGCTTCGGGAATTGGTTGAGACCGCAACCGAAATCATCGACGCAGTCGAGCGTGAAGAGCAAACGAACTTAGAGTTTGTTCTTGCCTCAAAGTTTCATCACGCGCTGTTCTGTTTAGGACAGCTTTCCGCCGCTCAAATCAACGAGAGGATGCACAATGTCTAACGACGCAATCACCATTAAACGGCTGGAAACCCTTCTAATTCCGGCAGGCTGGGACGGCGACCCGAAGAGCAGTCAACTGGAAAGCGTGCGTTGCTGCGAATGGCAAGACCAAGCAGTGACCTTGTATGGCTCCTACTGGAGAGACCGGCTGATTGCGGCGTGGTACGACTTGGATTGTGTTGTGATTGCCAGCTGGCCAAACTATAGGCTAAATCCTACGGGTGAGGTGAATGAGCTTCGCGGGCAGTCAGCCAAGTTTCGCCGAGAGTTTCGGCCTCGGCAGCTGGCCAGTCTGGGGGTGTCGCATGACTAACCCAGGACGGCCGCCGCTCAGCCCTGAAGGGACGGTCATGCTCAGCTTGCGAGTGCCGCAGTCCATCATGGACCGGCTCGCCGAACTGAAGCCGAAAGGTTTAAGCACAAGCGCTTACGTCAGGCTTCTGCTGGAAGCCGAGGCGGAGCGAAAAACCAAAAGGCCTAGACGAGCCTTTTTCGATTGAGCGCAAGGACGCTCTGCATTTCGAGAATCTTCGAGCCAAAGCCCGGGGGTGGCTCAAGCCTCTCTGGGCTTTGTGCTTCTCCCTGCCAGTGTATCGCCAGTTTATTGAACGCGCCTGAGCAGGCATCTACTTGGTCGGCGTAACTGGACTCGGGAAAAGCCGTCGCTTCGTCTAGGTAAGCCTCGTTCCAAGCGCCCTTGCAGATTCCCACGTTGCCCGCTTCAACCTGCGCCGCCAGCCCCATCGCTCTGACTACCTTGGCCGGACCCGGCAGGTTGATGCCGTCACGCTTTCGCGTGCGGCTCCCTCCGACCACGTCGAGGAAAACCGGGAAGCCGGCCAGCTTGGCCACGTCCATCTGCCCAATCTCTTTGCCGCCGCTGCCGCCTTCTTGCTCGATGTAGATGATGACTTCGCCGTCGTACTTCTCGGCATCGCGCTGGGCTGTTTGGAGCATGACTTTGTCGCGGTCGGCTGGATGCCACTGGCCGCGGACCACGTCCTCGATGATGACTTTGTAAGGCCGAGCATCGTGGGGCATGCAAAGCAACGCTCCCGCAGTGTAGCAGCCGTCGCCAGCTGTGGCGGCCCGGTCCCAGTACCGGACCCGCATTGCGCCTCGGGGGATTTCGTGGGGCGCAATTAGCTGGAAGTTTTCCCGGCTAAACATCAAACCGGCAACATCGACGAACTTGCCCGCTAGTTCCTGCTCTCGCATCGCCGAGGTGTAAACGCCGCTGATGAGGTCAACGTACTCGGAGGCGACGAAAGGATTCTCGCTGGAGTGAGCCTGAATCAGGCAGGTGTTCTTGCGCTGCCTGTACCAAGAGTCGCCGAATTTCTGCAATCCCTCGCCGCCCAGGCGTGCCGCTTCGCCGGCGTCCACCATCGTAAAAAATTCCTGAAACGTCCAGTGCTGCCGGCCCCTGGGAGTAAACGTGAGTAAACACTGGCCCATTTTTCCGCGATAACGCAGGGTCGCAACGCCAATCTTAAACACGTCTTGGTGGGCAATCGATGCTTCATCAATCCATAGCATCGGCTTCGAGGGGCCGCGAAGCTTGTCTGGGTCTTCGCCGGAGCGAAAGGCAATCTCTGCCCGGCCGCCGTCCTCGGTTCGGAAAAATGCTCGGGGGAAAGGGCTGAGCTTGGTCCGAATCAGCCGGCCAACACTGCTCGCCGCTTCGCAAAACGTAGGGAACGTGGTGTCCTGCGCAATAACGTAGGTCGGCGAGACCGCCATGATTTCCCAACCGTCGCGGGCGTCAAACAGTACCTTCAGCGCGCCAGTGTAACTCTTGCCGCTTGCTCGACCCGCTACAAACCCCGTAATAAAGGCTTGAGAATCGATGAACCGAAGCTGCTTGTCGTAGACGCGGTGAACGCACTGAATCGTACCGTCAGCAAGCTTGACTCGCTCAACTGTCTGCTTCTGGCTCTTGCGCGCTTTCGGTAGAAAGCTCATCGTGTAGGACTCGCTGGGCAAATTCTGTGGCGTCGATGATACGAGGCAATTGCTCTCGACTCTTGACCACGACGAGGGAAACGCGGGTGTCGAGACTGAGGTCTGCGCCTGGGTCAATCTTCTCGATGAGCTTCATGCGGTCGGCATTCAGCGACTGGACCCGCGCGTAAAGCGTGGCAATCGTCTTGTAGTCTCGATTACCCTCTTTATCGAAGGAATCGGCCTCAGCGCTGCGAATCAGTTTCCAAAGCTTGGCCTCCTGCTGCTCCAGACGCTGCCACTCCATCGCTACAAGTGACTCGACCGACTCGGCGATCCGCTCCTTGTAAATCGATAATCCGTCTTTGACGTAGTCCCAAACGGAGACTTGGCTGACTCCGATTTCCTTGGAAATCTCAGCGTAAGTGTAGCCCTGGGCAACTAGCTCAAGTGCTTGCAGCTGCCTTTCGCGGCGGCCGACCTCTTGTTTGACCTGCCTTGAGTTGTGGCGGGGCTTCCGCTTGTCCGCCTTCTGCTTCGGCTTCGGAATCTTGTTTTCTTGGCTCAACGACCACCTCAGGCTTTTGCGAAAGATACCGCAGCACGTCCTCGTAACTCACGCCAACGCCGTGAGCGCGGAGCCCAGCCGCGATTCGGCCAACGCCCCAGCCGTCATCAGACATGGACCACACCCGCTCGTTTGTCTCAAGCTCGGGATAAGTCTCCATCGTCGCCGCTTGAATCTGCACTCGCCGGGCGAGCTTGGCTGGGTCGATTGTCAGTTTCTCCGAGGCAAGCTCTGCACCCATCATTCTTGCAACGTCTGCATTCATAACCGCAATTTCGCGGGCGTGCTCCCTCACCTCTTCAATCGACACCTGCTTCATTCGCGCAACCTGGTCGAGAGTCATCCCCTCATAGGAAAGAAGCTCCTCAAACGACTCGGGCGCCGGCGGCTGGTCGTTCTCAGGCCGCTCGGTCGAATCGTCGCCGTCAAACACGCTCGGGTCATAACCGCCAAACTGCTCGCAGCGCTGTCGCCATCGCTCCTCAATTTGCTTCTCTTTCTTGACTTTTGCTGGGTTGCGCTGGCCGGAGGAATGCTTGCCTGGGGCCATCCTCTCCTCTTCGACTCGGTCCACGTCAGGGTTGCCTGAAGCGTCATACCAGTCGTAAATCACAGCCACATGCTGCGGCGTCATGTTTCGCAGGCTGAGTAGGCTGGCTACAGACTCCAAGCGCTCGGGAAGCTTGTCTTCCATCGCCGGCCGGACTTCGCGAAAAGCGTCCCAGACAGCCTTGCTGCCGCTGGGGTTGCTGCCGCGCGGGTTAATTTTGACCGACTCTGCCCACTCGACGGTCGCAGCGATAAACACGTCAATCGCAAGAACCAGCGCCCAGGCTGACTTGTCGATCACGGTGTCGTCTTGGAGCGACTCCATTAAATCGACTACCGCCGGCTCCAGCATCTCGAACGAACGGGAAAGCCCCCCTTCCCACTCGACCAGCACTGGAGTCTTGCTTTCCTCCCAGTTCGAGACTGCTGCCTCAAGCTTTTGCCAAATAGCAACTACGTTTTCACGAGACAGTCTTGGAGAATCGGTGATCGATTCTGCCGCCGCAGCGGATTGAGTCATCGGGTTGTTCCCTTAGCCAGTTTTGCACTGGCCCCAGAGACGCCCCCAATAATGGCCAAATGCAAAAACAAGCTAAAGGCAGCTTCCTATGACGCAACTCCAAATGTTTCTAGGACTTGCGCTCTCCTTCCCTCCACTGAAACGTGATTGGAGGCATTTTTTCATTGGGCCGGTGCAGCCGCTTTACCTGCGCGCAGGCGCGTCGTTCGGCTTCCTTTCGAGGGCGGCCGCCGTCGTACTCAATAATGGCCGCCCTCTCTTCCCATAGCTCGATGATTTCTTTGTCGCTTAGCCGGTCCACGGTTCACCTTCCGGCTTTCCTCTTCCCACTGGACGCCACTGCTTCGTCTTTGGCGCCGCGCGTCCTTGCTCCGTGGAAACGGCGTACCGCATCCGCGAGCCGTCCCAGTCCACGTCGATGACGCCGCACTGGCCGTGCCGGTTCTTCGCGCAGATTATCTTGCCATCCGTGGCAATCCGGCTTTCGCGGTGGACGAAGATGACGTGGTCAGCATCCTCTTCGACCGAGCCGGATTCCCGCAGCATCGCCAGCGTGGGAACCTCGCCCTCGGCTTGCCGGTTTAACTGGCTCAGCACGATGACCGGCACTTTCAGGTCTTTAGCCATCCGCTTTAGGTCTTTGCAGATCTCGCTCACTTGTTCGCGGCGGTCCATGCGGCCGTTGGGGTGCTTGATAAAGGTCAGGTAATCAATCACGACCAATCCAAGCCCGTGCCGGGCCTGCGTAATACGCGCGGCGGTCCGAATGTCGGACACAGTTGCCTTACTTGGCGCAAAAATCGACAAAGGCAGGTCGTGAAAACTGGAAACCGAACTGGAAATCTGCTCTAAGTCACGGTCAGATAAAGACTTACGTCCACTGCGAAGCCTGCTGATACTGATGCTTGTGTCGTTGGCCACTAAACGGTCGAAAATGTCCACGCCGTCCATTTCCAGCGAAACAAACAGCACTGGACGGCCGCGGTTCGCGTTATGCTCGGCAAGCTGGAGCGCGAATGCGGTTTTCCCGACCGATGCCCTTGCCGCCAGGACGGTTAAATCTCCGGCATGGAAGCCGCCAATCAGGTCGTCCAGCGGCGAAAGGCCGGTAAACGCCTCGACCTTGTGCTCAATCTGCTTGGCCGCAATGCTCATTTCGCCGAGCGCCAAGCAGTCGTAGATTTTTAGCTCTCGGTTAGCCTTGATTTGCTGCAACTCAGCCTCAATCCAATCAACCGTGTCTTTAACCGGCTCCCTGTTCTGCACCATCTGCGCCGCCTGCTCTACCACATTGGCAATCTTGAGCAAACGACTCGCATCAATCACCCGCCGGACATGCAGGCGAAAATCCAGCCGGTAAACATCTGCCATCTCCAGCATGGTTACCAAAGTCGCCTTGGAAATGCCTGACTCCTGAATCGCTCTGGCAGTGTTTGACTCTTGCCACTCTTCGCCAGCCATTCGCAGCAGAATAAGCCGCTCGTACAACACGCCAAATTCAGGAGTCTGGAAATCCTCCTTGAGCAGTCGCACCGAGTAAGCCTTGTCCAGCAGCGACGGGTCGAGCAGCGCGGCCGACAAAACCGCAAGCTCTGAA